GTGAAGGTGTAGTTACAGTATCGTATATACAGAATAACAGCGTAACATAATTATAATTTAGGGGGCCTTCGGGCCTCCTTTTATAGGAGAATTATGGAAATAAATTTTGATTATTTATATAAACAAGCTAATGCTTTAAAAAATGTTTTTAATGATAAAGAAACTGATAAAGATTTTTCAAATACAGGAGAAGAAGAAGATAAATCTACACGAGAATCAGTATTAGAAGCAAGTAAAATTTTAAAAACTGATAATAAAAGTGATGATGAAAAAACCAGTGATGAAGAAACTCAAGAAATTATTACTACAAAAGATAAAAAAGAAAAAGATACTGAAGAATCATTAGAAGAAAAATTAGAAAATATAGAAAAAGTAATAGACACATTTAGTGGAAAAGGAAATACAGTGGTAGATAGTGGTCAATCTGTAGGACAAGCTCAAAGTATAAATTTAAATCAACAACCATTAGATTTAGGAACTACTCAAGCTAAAGCTTATCAAGCAGAATATTTAAAACCAAGCACTGTTCATGATGACAGAATTGCTTTACTATACGATAATTTAAAAAAATATAATTTAATATAGGAGAAATTATGGCAGGATCAGATATATTTGCAGCTAGTGTAAATAAAGCAGGATTATCTAATACATCTTCAAATGTTGCCACTACTGTTACTTTATTTGGAGGACCAATGAGATTAAAAGGTTTTATTATTGAGCCTACAGATGTTGCTGGAACTCTAACATGGAAAGATGGTGGAACAGATGTATTTGAAATTGAAACAGGTAATGCAGCTGCGGGAGCTTCAACAGTTCAAATTAATTTACCAGCAGAAGGTATTAAATTTGGTACAAGTATACAAGTTTCATCTTCAATTGCAGGAGCTAATGTAGCAACTATTAATGGTGTAACAGCTTTTTATGCATAATGGAGGAATATGGCATTATCAGGAACTTCAACTTTTACTTTAACAGTAAATGATGTAATACAAGAAGCCTATGATAGATTAGGAGGAGATCCTATTTTAGGTTATGATGTACGATCAGCTAGACGTAGTTTAAATATTATGTTTAGTGATTGGGCTAATCGTGGTTATAATCAATGGACTGTAGAATATAAAACTCAAGCTGTAACTCAAGGTACTACTGATTACACTTTAGATAGTGATACTGTCGATATTATAAATGCTAATATTAAAATAGCAGATGGATCTGAATATGCAATGACACGTTTAGGTCTTAATGACTATGCTGTTATTTCAAATAAAACAACTCAATCTAGACCTACACAATATTATTTACAAAGATTAATTTCTCCTATTCTTAAAATTTATCCAGCACCTGATCAATCTTATACTATTACATATTATAGAATGAGAAGAATTGAAGATATAACTGCTTCAACAGTAAGTGGAGTAGAACAAAATATTGATGTACCTTTTAGAGCTTTTGAATGTATGTGTGCAGGATTAGCTTATTATCTTTCTAAAAAAAGACCTGGTATACCTGCTGCAACTCAAGAAATTTTAAGAGTAGATTATGAACAAGCTTTTGAAAGATTAATAGCTGGTGATGATACTCCTTCTACAAGAATTTTACCTGCTACAGCTAATAGGTTTTATAATTAATGGCAAAAATACCAGCTACTACTAGACCACATAGAGCACCTTCAAATAAATTTGCAGGTGGAAGATATGCTTATGCTATTTCTGATAGATCAGGATTAAGATTTCCTTATCAAGAAATGGTATTTGAATGGACAGGTATGTTAGTTCATACTTCAGAGTGGGAACCTAAACAACCTCAATTAGATTTAACTTATTTTACTGATGCTCAAAGTTTAGAAAATGCAAGACTTCAAGCTAATGTTTCTTCTACTAAAGCAGCAAGAACTGGAGGAGGAGTTGCTGGATCATCTACTGGTGGAGTTCCTAATCAAGTAACTGCTTTACCTGGTTTTGAAAATACATCAGGTTCACCTTTATATGTAGGAGTAGCTACATTACCAGAAACTTGGTATACTACTGACACAAATTTGTTACAAACTGCGCTTGGAACTGTTACAGTTGTAATATTATGATTGATAAAAAAATTGGTGTTATGGTCGCAACACCTTGTTATGGTGGCCTTTTATCTGAAGGATTTTTACATGGAATATTAAGTTTAACTCAATTTGCAGCTAAAAATAAATTTAAAGTTCATTTAAATACAATGGGAAATGAAAGTTTAGTTACTAGAGCTAGAAATACATTAGTAAGTCAATTTTTAGATTTCTGTGAAAAAGATCCAGAAACTTTTACTCATTTAATGTTTATTGATGCTGATATAGGATTTAATGGAGAAGCTGTAACTAGATTATTAGAATCAGATTATGATATAGCTTGTGGAATATATCCTAGAAAATCTATTGATTGGAAAAGTATTCCAGGTTTTGTAAAAGAGGACCCTACTAATTTAGAACAAAAAGCATATGGTTATAATTTAAATTTTGCTAATCCTCGAAATATAAAAGTAGAAAAGGGATTTACTGAAGTTTTAGATGCTGCAACTGGCTTTATGTGTATAAAAAAGGAAGTTTTTGATAAAATGAAAGAAGCTTATCCTAATCTTCAATATACAAGTGATCAAATTATAAATAATAATAGATATGCCAGTAAAAATTGTTATGCATTTTTTGACTGTATTATTGATGAAAAAAGTAATAGATATTTAAGTGAAGATTATGCTTTTTGTAGATTATGGCAAAAAATAGGCGGTAAGATATATGCTGATCTTCAAAGTCCTTTAACGCACTATGGAACTTATCCATTTGCAGGACATGTATGGACTAAATTTAAAGTTGATGAGGTAATTAAAAATGGCAATGACATACAGCAGTCTCCAAAATGATATTAAAGTTTGGGCTGAAAATACAGGAACAGATTTTACTGCTCAAATAGAAACTTTTATTGATAATTCTTTTGAATCTTTATCTAGAGATATTGATCCTATAGGTTTTAATGAAAATGTAACTACTACTACAATAGCAGGAGATAGAATGGTAAATCTTCCTACAGCTATTGAACCTATGTTATTTAATTATTTATCTATAACAGTAGGTTCAAATGTTAGTTATTTAGAAATGAAAACTTTAGCTTATTGTCAAGAATATTGGCCGGATATATCTATTCAAGGTCAACCTAAATATTTTGCTAATTTTGATGATGATCGAGTTTATTTAGCTCCTACTCCAGATCAGGCATATACAGTTAAATTAGGATATCAAGGTAAAATTAATCCTTTATCTAATACTAATACGACAAATTGGTATACTGAAAATATTCCTAGTACATTATTTTATAGTTGTTTAGCTGAAGCAAATCTCTTTACAAAGAACATGGAAGACTATACTATATACAAAAATTTGTATAAAGAACAAGTAGCTACCATTAACAATGAAGCTCGTAGAAGAAGAAGAACAGACTACAAGTTTCCTGGTAGCCCACTAGGTACAAATACATTAACTGGAGGACAATAAATATGGCAATAACACAAGCAATTTGCACTGTATTCAAGCAAGACTTAATGTCGCCTGGTGGAAACCTTGCAGCACAAACTTTAAAATGTGCTTTGTATGATAACACTGCATCTTTAGCAGCAAACACAACTGCATATGCTACAGCGAATGAAATTTCATCATCTGGAACTAATTATACTACAGGTGGAAATGCATTAACTAATGTAGCAATTACTGTTGATGGAACTACTGCAATTTTTGATGCAGATAATGTTACATTTGCAAATGCAACTATTTCTGCTCAAGCTGCACTTTTATACAATGCAAATAACAGTAATTCTGCAATTGCAGTTTTAGATTTTGGAGGAGTTAAAACTTCTACAAATGGAACTTTTGAATTACAGTTTCCTACTGCTAACTCATCTGCTGGCCTAATTAGAATAGCATAAGGAGAAACTCCTTATGGCAAGCACATGGAATAGTGGCCAATGGAACCTAGGTAGTTGGAATAATTCAGCTTCAGGATCTGCAATTGAAGGTCTATTAGCAAACACTGCTTTAAGTTCTATTACAGTAGATGCAGAAATTAGACAAGGTTGGGGTCGAGGTGGATGGAATACTGCTGCTTGGAATCAAGCTCCTGATCTTTATCAAAGTATTACTGGTCAATCAATAACAGCTGAAATAGATTTAGGTTTAGGTTGGGGTAGAGGAACATGGAGTGAAGATGCATGGAATACTCCAGGCGGTTATATCCTTACAGGAAATGGTAGTTTATTTTCAATTACAGGACAACTTGCTAATGCAAATATAAGTTCAATTACAGTTACAGGAAATGCAGATAATATTTCTATAACTGGACAATTATCAAATGCAAATTTAGGATCAAGTACAGTTACTGCAAATGCTAATACAGGTATTATTACTGGATTATTAGCAAATACATTTATAGGAACTTATTCTATTGCTGCCGGTGGAGCTGTAACAATTGTTGTACCAGAATTTGATTTAGAAGCAAATATAGGTCCATTTACTACTGGAACTGCTAATTATTTAGATGTAACAGGTTCAGGAATGACTACTTATTTAAGTAGTATTACCACTGCTTCTGAAAATATTATTCCTATCACTGGAATTAATGCTAATGCAAATACAGGTTCTATCACTATTTCTAGTTCTCATATTTTAAGTATAACTGGTGAAAGTGTAACTATTTCTTTAGCTACCATTATACCTGATTCTAATAATTTCTTGGAAATGACTGGAATACAAGCTAATGTTACTCCTGTGGATTTAAGATTTTGGGATGATATTACTGATTCAAATACGTTTACATGGACAAATATTTAGTGTACATTTTAATACAAATATATATTATTTACAAAAATAAATTTATAAGGTATAAATAATTATGTCATCAACTTATACATCTAGATTAAAACTAGAACGTCAAGGATCTGGAGAAAACTCAGGTAATTGGGGTAATCTTGTTAATTATGTTTTCAATAGAGTTGACTGTTCAGTAAAAGGTTATCAAGCAGCTAACGTTGCTGGAAATGCAAATGTTACTTTAACTTCAGCTAATTCAACAACTAATACAGATGATTCTTCTACAGATGATCAAGTACATAATGCTGTATTAGAATTTACTGGTGCTTTAACAGCTAATATTCATGTTTTTACAGATGCTGTAGAAACTAAATATACAGTATTTAATAATACATCAGGTTCGTATTCTTTAACATTTGCAAATACTGGTCATGCAGCAAATGGTGTAGCTCTTAAACAAGGTGCTAAAACTTTAGTATATTCAACTGGGTCTAAAATTAATGATATAATGGGTGATCTAGGAGACATTACTTCAGATTCAATTACTCCTGGTTCAGTTAATTTTGCAGATAATGCAGGAATTAATGATGCAGCAGGAAATGAACAAATGATTTTTTCTCAAACAGCTTCTGCAGTTAATTATTTAGATATTACTAATGCAGCTGCTAATAATGCTCCTTCAATTACTGCTGGAGGCAGTGATTCTAATGTAAGTCTTAATTTAGTTCCAAAAGGATCAGGTGTTTTACAAGGTGATGGTTCTGCAGTCAAAATTGCAGGAAAAGAAACTATGTGGATACCAGCTCCAGCGATGTATGCTCCAACAACTAATCCAGCGGATGCTGCATTAGTAGAAACAACAGCAACAAGACCAGATTTAAAAGTATTTGATTTTGATGCTAGTACAGCCCAATACACTCAATTTTCTGTGGCTATGCCCAAATCATGGAATTTAGGAACAGTAACATATCAAGTTTTTTGGTCTCCAAGCACAACTAATACAGGTAATTGTATATTTGGATTACAAGGAGTTTCTTGTGCTGATGGTGATACTATTGATGTTGCTTATGGAACAGCAGTAGAAGTTACAGATGCAGGAATTGGAACAGTAGAAGATCAACAAGTAACAGCTGAAAGTGGTGCAATAACAATTGCTGGTTCACCTGCGGATGATGAACAAACTTATTTTCAATTATATAGAGATGCAGCAGATGGTAGCGATACTTTTACTGGAGAGGCAAGAGTTCTAGGTATTAAAATATTCTATACTACTGATGCAGCAAATGACGCATAAGGAGAATAGAACATGGCAAATTTTGGTTATCAAATATTAGGTTTCGGATCCGGCGGCTCAGCCAAAACAATGGAGTTTGATTATTTAGTTATCGCTGGCGGTGGCGGCGGCGGTGTAGATGATGGCGGCGGCGGAGGAGCTGGCGGTTTTAGAACAAGTTTTCCCGGAGGAACAAAAGTAGAAGTAGCAAGTGGATCCACAGTTACAGTCGGAGGCGGCGGTATTGGTGGTACTCATGCTGGAACTCCAGAAGGAGCAGATGGAGGAGACGGCAAGACTGGTGTTGGAGGAGGAATTTCTTCAAGCGGTGGTGGAGGCGGTGGACCTCCTGGTCAAAATGGATCTCCTGGTGGTTCCGGAGGCGGCGGTGCTTTAAATGGTAATGGCGGATCTGGAAATAAAGGTGGCTATCCTACTCCCGAAGGTAACGATGGTGGAGGTGGATCATCTTATAATAATTCTGGCGCTGGCGGCGGAGGAAAAGGTGCTGTTGGACAAGATAGACAAGGAACTGGAAGCGGCGGAAACGGCGGATCTGGAAGCTCAAATTCCATAACAGGCTCATCAGTAACTTATGCTGGAGGCGGCGGTGGAGGATCTAATGTTTCTCATACTGCAAGCGGCGGATCTGGCGGCGGTGGCACTGGTGGCAATAGATCAAA